TGATGCTAACGTGCTTCAGAACACTACAGCAACAGCCGTGGCAGCCATGATGCAACAGTCAGCAGGTAAGCTAGAGCTAATGGCTCGTATCTTTGCTGAAACAGGTGTTAAATCATTATTCCGTGGTATCTTGCACTTACTATGCAAATACCAAAACCAAGCTAAAACAATCCGTATGCGTGGCAAATGGGTATCTTATGACCCACGTGAATGGTCTAACCTATACGATGTGTCAATCAACGTAGGCTTGGGTAACGGTAACCGCCAAGAACAGATTGCTATGCTGCAAATGATTATGGCTAAACAGGAAGAAATCATCGGCAAGTACGGTGCTAACAACCCATTGGTGACTGTAACGCAATACCGCAGCACTCTTGGTCGTATGATTGAGATGGCTGGCTTTAAAGACACAACTTCATTCATTAATGAGATTACACCAGAGGTTGAGCAACAAATAATGCAGCAAGCAAGTCAAGCACCGGCTGACCCTAACTCAGAAGCAGCTCAGTTATACGCTAGGGTAGAAGAACAGAAGGCTCAATTGTCTGCACAAACTAACCAAGCCAAGCTACAACTAGACCGTGAGCAAATGCAAGTAGAGAATGCTCGTAAAGAACTAGAATTCCAACAAAAACAAATGCAACTTGAGGGCGAGTATCGTATCAAGGAAGCTGAATTGCAATTGAAACAGATGGAACTAGAGATGAAGTCACAGGCAACTGATGGAAAACTACAGACAGAGCAGCTTAACGCTATTATGTCAGCCATTACTAGCTTGAATGAAATGGTAAAAGGTGGTATAAAGGCTGAACCACAAGATATGGAAGAAAACTTTGATATTGACACAACATATGGTGCATAAATGACCAAATCAGAGTGGGCAAACAATATGCTCCAAGACCAAAACTTCTTGGGAGTATTTAAAGAGCTGGAAGAATTACAGATGCAACGGTGGTCTAACTCACCGCTTTACGATTACGATGAGCGACAAGATGCTTATACAAAGCTAACAGCCATCCGTGAAGTAATGGCTCACATAGTTGGCATGGCAGATGACCGCAAGATTAATGCAAAACGCTGGAAGATTTTATAGTATCTATAAAACGTGGCTAGGCGCACTAGCATTATGGAGATTTAAATGACTACCGACACCAACCCGAATGGGAGTGACACACAAAGTACTGGCACTATTAATGAAGCACAAAACGCATTCTTAGGTTTAATGGATGCATCGGAAGCACCCGAAGAAGGGCAAGCAGAAGAGCAAACAGAACAAGAGAATGAGCAGGTAGAAGCGCAGCAAGAAGAGCAAGATTACAATAGCGCAGAGGAGTCTAACTCAGACCAAGACGAACAACGGTTTCAAGTTAAAGTCGGTGGCGAAGAGAAGGAACTAACCTTAACTGAACTAAAGTCACTAGCCCAACAAGGTGCAGACTATACCAAAAAGACGCAACAAGTAGCAGAGCAACGCAAAGCAGTAGAGGCTGAACAAAAAGCTATTGAAGAAGCCAAATATATGCGTGATGCTTATGCAGAACGGTTGCAAGCAATGGAGCAGTTACTGAATGCTCAACAACCAGTAGAGGATTTAGAGTCTTTAAAAGAATCTGACCCTATCGGTTACGCTGTACGAGTGGCAGAGATGTCGCAGAACAAAGAGAAGTTATATGCAATACAAGCTGAAAGACAACGCATTGCAGAGATGCAACAAGCGGAGCAACAGCAAGGAATGCAACAATACTTGTCCGAACAGGCTGCTAAATTGTCTGAATCACTACCGGAATACAGCGACCCAGTAAAAGGTGAGGCACTAAGGTCAGATTTGCGTAAGTTTGCAAAGAACTTAGGATTCTCAGACCAAGAGCTATCGGCAGTACGAGATGCTCGGCACGTTATGGCATTGTATAAAGCAATGCAGTACGACAAATTACAACAGTCTAAGCCTCAACTAAACAAGAGGGTTAGTGAACCGCCTAAGACGATTAAGTCTGGTAACAGTAATACATCTGTAAATACTGACCAAGCTAAAAAGACTATGGCTCAATTACAAAAATCAGGCAAGGTGCGTGACGCTGCATCTGTCTTTGAAAACTTTATTTAAGGAATTATCATGGCAACATATCAAACCTATACCAGCATCGGTCAACGTGAAGACTTGGCTGATGTTATTTACAACATCTCACCTACAGATACACCATTTATGACATCTGTTGGTAAAACCGCAGCTACTGCTGTATACCACGAATGGCAAACAGACAGCTTGGCTGCTGTAAACGTATCAAACGCTGTGGTTGAGGGTGCTACTGCATCTGACGCAACACTATCTCCAACTACTCGTGTTGGTAACCGTACACAAATTTCACAAAAAACCATCAAAATTTCTGGTACTTTGGAAACTGTAAACAAAGCTGGTCGTAAATCAGAAAAAGCATACCAATTGGCTAAGGCTTCTGCTGAAATCAAACGTGACATGGAAGCTATCTTACTAAGCAACCAAGTAGCTTCTGCTGGTGACTCTTCTACTGCCCGTGTTTTGGGTGGCTTACAAACATGGTTAAGCTCAAACTACTCTGGTGGTACTTCTGGTACTGCTGGTTCTTTGGGTACTACTGCTCGTGTAACTGGTACAGACCGTGCTTTCACAGCAACTATCTTAAACACAGTAATCCAATCTACTTACACTAACGGTGGTTCACCAACATTGTTGATGGTAACTCCAGCACAAAAAGTAGTTGCATCTACATTTGCCGGTATCGCTACTCGCTTTAAAGATGTACCTAGCAATGTTCAAGCAGCTATCATCGGTGCAGCAGACGTTTATGTTTCTGACTTTGGTACTATCTCTATCGTGCCTAACCGTTTCATTCCTAACACAGACGGTGATGACGTAGCATTCTTATTAGACCCAGAGATGGCTGCAGTATCTTACTTGCGCCCATTCCAAACTAATGAGCTTGCAAAAACTGGCGATGCTGATTTAACTCAGTTGCTAGTTGAGTACACACTAGAAGTTAAAAACCAAGCAGCGCATGGAATTATTGCCGATTTAACTTGATAAATCAATGAGTTAGCTATGTGGGGAGGGGAAACTCTCCCCCATTACGAGGTCTTATGAGTAATACAATATCCAACGGCATTACCAATACATCGTTTATTGATAACGGTGACCAATTAGTTATAGCTAAGAGCCAAGACATAACTGGCATACTTGAGATGAATAAGCGTGAGTACGCTGCTCAAGACGAACGTAAGACATGGGGCAATGATGCATTTAGTAACAAGGTAGCATCTATACCGCTTACAGTTTTCTCCGAATTAGAAAAGCAAGGCATCACACGAGGCTTTGCAGTAATAGACAAGAAACGATTTAACGAATGGTTAAACAACCCTGATAACAGGGCATTTCGCACAAGGGCAGGGCGCATCTAATGGCACTTAATACATACGCAGACTTACAGACTACTATTGCTAGTTACCTAGCTCGTAGCGATTTAACGGCAATGATTCCTGACTTTATTAGGCTTGCTGAAACACGTTTGCGTAGAGAGCTGCGTATTCGCCAAATGTTGAAGGTATCAACAACAACAGCAACAGCAGGTGACTCAACCATTGAGCTACCATCAGACTTCTTGCAGATGCGTGACATCCATTTAAATACCAACCCAATAACATCGCTAGAGTACCTATCACCTAGCGCACTATTCCGTAACTCTCGTACTACTGATACCGGCTTGCCACATCAATACACCGTGCTTGCCGATGAATTCCAATTAGCTCCAATACCAGACATCAATTATACAATAGAGCTTTTATATTATTCAGCACCACCATTTTTAAGCAATTCAAATACTACTAACGCATTTACTACTACCTGTCCTGACTTGTTGCTTTATGGTGCTTTGGGCGAGGCAGAGCCATACATTATGAACGATTCACGCTTACAAATATGGGCTTCATTGTATGACCGTGGCTTAAATGCTTTAACCGTGTCAGATGACCAAGGCGAATACGCTGGCTCACCAATTTCAATCTCAATAGCAACACGATAAAGGAACTATTATGTCAGAAATGAGTAACTACTTAGAGAATGCTCTAATCAATGTAACGCTACGCAATACAGCCTACACAACACCAACAACCGTTTATCTAGCACTATACACAAGTGACCCTACCGATGCTGACACAGGTACAGAAGTATCTGGTGGCTCTTACGCTCGTCAAGCTATTACTATGGGCGCACCATCTAACGGTGTATCAACCAATAGTGCTGATATTGAGTTCCCACAATGTACAGTAGCATGGGGTACGGTAGCCTTTATCGGTATTCGTGATGCATTGACTGCCGGTAACTTGTTGTATCATTCACCGCTTACTACATCAAAAGCAATTGATGTTGGCGATATATTCAAGATATCTGTTGGCAGCCTATCAGTTCAACTTTCTTAGGGGTAAGTTATGAGTACAATTGTAACCAGAGCTGGTAAGGGAAGTCCGCTTACTTGGAACGAGGTTGATAATAACTTTACCAACCTAAACACAGATAAGTTAGAGGCTGCAACAACTTCTACGCTTACAAATAAAACTATAAATCTAACAAGCAATACCTTAACTGGTACAACTGCTCAATTTAACACAGCTTTATCCGATGGTGACTTTGCTACATTAGCTGGCACAGAAACACTAACCAATAAAACTATTACATCTCCAACAATTACTGGTGGCGCACTCAACGGTACTCTAGGTGCTACAACTCCATCTACTGTGGCTGCTACTACCATTAGTGCTAGTGGTGTATCTACATTCTCTGCTGGCTCTGCTGGCGCACCTGCCATTACAACTGCTGGTGATACCAATACAGGGATATTCTTCCCTGCTGCCGATACCATTGCTTTTAGTGAAGGCGGTACGGAGTCAATGCGTATTGATTCTGTTGGTAGACTTGGTTTAGGTATAAACGCTCCGACTGCAAAACTGCACATTAAACAAGGCGACAACGGTTTTGGTGATAGCATTCGTTTAGAACGAAACGGTGCTACGAATTATTGGGATATGGTTACTGGCTCGGATAATAGTCTTTACGTTGGATATAATGGAACTAGCAGAGCTGTTATGACTAGTGATGGCAACCTAGGTCTAGGTGTAACTCCTAGTGCTTGGAATACTTCATTTAAAGCATTACAAGTAGGTTCAACAGGCTCAATAAATAATAATGGTGCTGGTACAGGTACGACACGATTTGGTAATAATTATTACTTTGATTCTGTTGGTTTTAAATATATGTACTCAACCGCAGCAACTAACTACGCTCAAGGAAGCAATGGTACTCATGTATGGGAAACAGCCCCATCAGGCACAGCAGGTAACGCCATTACCTTTACTACAGCAATGACACTAGATGCTTCTGGCAGCCTAGGGATTGGAGTAACTCCTAGTGCTTGGGGTAGTGGATTTGAATCAGTTATTGAAACAAAAAATGTTGGTGTTTTGGCTGCTGCTGGACCATATATTTCTGTGATGGCAAATGCTTATTACAACTCAAGCGCCCAATACATTTATAAAACTACAAATGTTGCAACACACTATGCTCAAGCCATAGGCGCTCACCAATGGTTCACAGCCCCATCAGGCACAGCAGGTAACGTTATTACCTTCACCCAAGCAATGACATTAAATGGTAACGGCAATCTTGCATTACAAGGCGGTACGACAACGGCTACAGGGGTAGGCATAACATTCCCAGCTACACAATCTGCTTCATCAAATGCTAACTGTTTAGATGATTACGAGGAAGGCACATGGACACCAACCGATGCAAGTGGTGCAGGGCTAAGTATTACATTTAATAATGCAACTTATACAAAAATAGGCAGATTAGTATTTGTAAGATGTTCAACTATTTCCTACCCAGTAACAGCAAGCGCTTTAGGAGCTGCCATAGGTGGCTTTCCTTTTGCAAATGGCTCTGCTGACGCAGGGACTAGCGCATTAATATCTAACAGCGCATCAGCTA